CGGCGGCCGCGGCCCAGTACGTCGCGTTGGGCGGCGTCTGGTTGGTGTGGCCGAGAACGCAGTAGTAGAGCGCGGAGCTGTACTGGACGACCGCGCCAATGCGATACGTGTCGGCCGCGCTCCACGTCTGCACGTAGTCGGCCCACTCGTCGTCCCACACCGCGCCTTCGGTGAGCAGGAGCTCGCCCTGGTCGGCGCGCGCGTACGCGGTGGCGAACGGCCAGTTGAACGCGCGCAGCGTTTCGCGCAGGAGGTGGTCGTACTGGACGCCGGCGGTGTAGGCCTCGCGCGTGGCCTCGTCGAGTGCAGAGATTCCCTGTGAGACTCCGATTTTCTGGAGCCCCAGATTGGCAAGTTCTATGGCTGTCATCCGTTAGCTGCTGCGGCCGATGGCGAGGTCGTCCTGCGAAAAGCCCGACCAGCAACCCGTCGCACCGGCAGTGCGCGAGCCGCAGCCGAGCGGCGTTTGACCTGGCGTCCAGCAGCCGACAGGCGTCGTGAGCGGGGGGCACTCCTCGGGCTCCTCGGGTTCGACCTCGAGGGTCCGCATCATCAGGAGCGGGCACGAGTCAGGCGCGCCGAAGCGTTGCGGCGCGCCGTCGGGCGAGTACGGCCCTTCCTCGTGGTTGAACATGTAGCTGTCCCACGTCGTGAGCACTTCGCCGTCGGACAGGCGCGTGAGTTGCAGCCGATTGACGCCGACCTCGGAGGGGTCCAGCGGATCGAGCTCGCCGGCGTCGTACTGCAGCCACACCCAGACGGCGCCCTCGACGAGCGACGACGTGATGTGGTCGACGTAGGTGGTGCCGTAGGTGAGGGTGTCGAGCAGCGTGCCGCTGCTCGAGTAGTGCAGGACGAAGTTGCCGCTCAGCGTGACGTGGCGCGCGCTGACGGCGATCGAGCCGTCCTCGAGCACGACGATGTCGCACCAGGCGGCGTAGGCCCCCGTCGCCGGCGCGGCAAAGTCGGCGAGCGCCTCGTCGTTGTCCAGATCCCAGCGGTGGACGGGCGAGGCCGACGCCACCCCCGACACGTCGACGTAGAACAGCACGCTGCCGTCCCGCGACGCTTCGGTCGCCGTGATGATGCTCGCGGGCAGGGTCCACGTCGTGCCGCCAATCACGCCCGCCGGCGAGAGCGTGTACACGACGAACGGATCGCTGCCCCAATTCGTCGCGCAGCCGACGTAGAACGTGCCGGTGAAGTCGGACCCGACCGTGCGAACGCTCGCGGGGAAGGTGACGCGCGCGATCTCCGCGCCGGCCGCGGTGAAGAGCACCACGTCCTCGAGCGCGTCCTGGTCGTTGAGCGCGAAAATGCCCGACTCGAGCACCGCACCGAGCTCCGCGCGCGGCAGCGCGGCATCGACACGCGTGACGGTGCCCGTCGTCGGATCGAAGAAGACGCCCCACTTGTCGGCGGGGCCGCTGAAGAAGTCGGTCGTGATGAGGAGTTGACCGGCCTCGACGGCGCCGCCTGGCTGGTCCTGCACCGAGAAGACCAGCGTGGTCGGCGCGGTCACCTCGAACCAGTACGTCTCGCCCTCTTCGACGCGGAGGAGGCCAGGCCCGCCGTTACCGAAGGACGGACCCGACTCCATGCCCGCCCAACTTGGGCCAGGCCCGTAGTACGTCGAGGTGTAGCCGTTGTTGGCGCCCTCGTCGGCGTGCGCCAACACGCTGAGCACCGTCGTCGCCGTCGCCGTGAACTTCCAAAAGAGATACGCGCCGTCGCACTCGTCGACAGAGAGCGAGTACGGCAGCGACGTGATCTCGATCGCCGTTTCCGGCGTGAGGTTCGTGGGCGGCGGCACGACGTGTTACCGCGCGAGCTCGCGAATCACCGGCGCGCCTGGTGCCGGCACGACGGGCTCGCCGATCACGTAGGTCAGCGTCGCCAACGCTTCGGGCGCATCGGCCGTGCTGTCGCTCGAGCGCGCCCACACCTCGATCACGTAGGTGCCCGCCGGCGCGAGGCTCGAGTCCCAGAGCTTTGTGTTCTCGGTGCCCCACGGAATCCACAGGCCGCCGTTGATGGTCCAGCGGTAGGCGTAGGGCGCGAGGCCCCCCTGCGCGGTCGCCGTGAGTTGAATCTGCGTGCCCTTCACCTGGGGCGACGCTTTGTCCGCGGTCAGCGAGAGCGAGAGCGGGAACTCACTTGCGACCGCGAACACGAAAGGGCTGGACTTGGCGCCCTCCTGGCTGACGCCGGCCGCGTTGCGGTTGTAGGCCGCCACTTGCAGCGTGTGCTGCCCGCGGTTGGTGACGGAGAGAAAGGGCGTCGTCTCGTAGAGCACCAGGCCGCTCACCGGCGAGGCGGCGCCGACCGCGGTCACCGGCTGCAACGAGCTCGCGACCGTGTCGACGAACGTGACGGCGGCCTCGACCTTGTCGGTCACCGGCGAGCAGAAGCGCACCTTGTGCGGCACGTTCTGGGTAATCGTTTGCGCCGTCGGCGCCGGCGTGTCGCACGGGTGTGTCTGGGCCTGCGCCGAGCTCGAGGCGAGCACGAGCAGCGCGGCGAGAACAAATCCAAGTCGAGTCATTGCGGTTCGCTGACCTTTCAAAAAAGCGGTTAGATGCCCAGGTCGTCCTGGTTGGCGGCCGCAGCGGCGCCGGCGTTTCGCACGTCGTCGGTCGCGGCGGTGAGCGCGGTCTGTGCGCCGGTTTCTTTCAGGGGCGTGGAGCTCGAGGCTTCTTCGAGCCACGAGGGCAACGTCGCGACGCCGTCGACGACGGGCGCGCGATACGTGAAGACATCGCCGGCGCGGCGGCGCTTCTCGTCGTAGTAGCCCAGGCGCGTGGCGCGCACGCGGATCGGCGTGGTCTTCGGTGCGGGCGCGGTCTTGTGTTGAATCGGGCGCTCGCGTTTGGTGATGCGGACTGCGGGTTGGCTCAACGTCGTGTCTCCTGTTCAGGGGGAATGCGCGTACGCAGGAAGAGGCGCGCGAGCTCCGGTGCTCGCGCGCCCCAGGGAAGGTGGTCCTACGAGATGGTCACTGCGTCGGCGTAGCTCTCGGGCTTCTCGATCGAGGCCATCGACGCCGGCGTCAGGTAGCTGTCGACGGTGAAGTCGACGGTGCCCGTGATGTCGAAGTAGATCCCGAAGTAGCGCGCGTTCGGCTTGCCCTTCGGGACGTTCACGAGGTGCGTCTTGCCGGCCGCCAAATCAGCGGTCGCGAGACGACGGATGGAGAGCACGGTCGGTGAGCTCAGGTCGGCATTCGCCGACTCGATCACCTGAATGTCGGCGCTGCCCGAATTGGTGCCGACGGCGGTGATGGACACCGCCACGACCATCGGCTCGCCGTCGCCAATGTGGCGCTTCGGCGTGGTGTTGCCCAGGTCGATCGTGTTCTCGCTCGCGGCGTCAGCGGTCACTTGCTGCGCCGAAGTCAACTGCAGGTTTGCGTCTACGAACATGTGGTTGTCGTTTCCTTCTGAAAAGCGTTTCGATGGACTGCGCGCAGAGCTCGCGCTCTGCGCGTGCAGTCAGGTGGCTGAGTGGGGCGTTACGCGACGGCCGTTTCCGTCTCGAGCAACGCGTCGCAAGTGCGGATGGGGATGCCGCGGAAAGAGGCGACGCGCTTGCCGCCGACGTTCTCGTAGGTGAGGCCGCCGCCGGTGCTCACGTCCTGACGCGCCTGGATGTCCAGGTACTCAGCGACGGTGCGGTTGCAGTAGAAGACCGGTGTGCCCACACCCATGTTCGGGATGCGGTGGACCGCCTTCGCCAGCATGTTGAAGAGACGCGTGGTCGCGGCCGCAGCCTGCGTGCCGCTCGACGCCACCAGGTCGGTGATGTCGATATTCGCGATTCTCACGGCGTACCGCCAATCGCGAACGGCGAGGCCCGCCTTCCACTGATACCTGTCGAGCAACGCCACCATGCGTGTGCCGCTCGAGGTCTGGATGATCTGCTCGCCCTTGTCCTCGTGGATCAGACCGGCCTGGCTCCCCTTGGGGAAAATGCCGTGGACGGTGTTCTCGCCCCAGACGATCAGCCACATCGAGCTCACGTCGCCCGTGGTGCCGGCGCCGCTGATGATGTTCTGACCGTTGCCGGCGCTCAGTGACGAGTAGCGCGCGGACAGGCCCGTGAACTCTTCCGGCGCCAACCCCTGGTTGCCGTAGAAGAGCGTCGACGCCATTTCCTGGTTCATCGCCTCGAGGAAGGCCTTGCCTTCGCTCAGGCGGAACGCGCCCTGGTTGCCGTTGAGCAGCGCCAGGTCCTTGTCGACCTCGGACCAGGCTTCGAGCATGCCGGCCTGTTCGTCGACCTGCGCGGTCGTGCTCTTCGAGGGCGTCACACCCTGATTGAGCAAGCGCCAGTAGACGGCAGGCAGGCCCGTGCGTACCGTCGTGCGGTGCCCCGTCGGGAGGTTGCCCTCGACGAAGCGCATGTCGGTCAGGATTTCGTTGGTCTGGCCCAGGAGCTCGACGATCGCGGCCACCTTGCCATTGGGATCGAGACGCTTCGCCCAATCGGCGAGCGTGAGTGCGGACGTGCTGAGAGTTGACATTTACGTGTGTCTCGTTTCGTGTGTTGCGTTGCGACCTCCGGCGCTCACGACTGCTTGCCGTAGAACAGTTCGACCATGTCGACGGGGGAAGATCCCTGCGGGGCGGATGTGAGAATCGGTCGGTCTTCACCCATGCCGCGCCCGACCTTGTCGAGCAGCCGCACGATGTGGAGCGAGTTGCCTAGCCCGCTCTTGTCCAGAAATTTCCGAAGGCCTGCGCCCTCGGGTGTGGTGGAGGGTGCGAGCGCGTCGAGGGCGCGGAGCACGTTGCGCTGCGTGTGCGCCAGGTTGGCGCCACCGAGCGTCGTGTCGGCCTCGAGCTCGCTGCGGAACTTCGTCGACTGGTCACGCAGGCTCTGCTCGTAGGCGACGAGCGCGGCCTCCGCTTCCGCTTGCGTCAACTGCTGCTCTTTCGCCATCGCGGCGACGTCGGCAACGTCTGACGCCTCGAGAATCGTTCCCTGCTGCAGCGTGAGCGTGTACTGCTCGGGCACCACGCGCGTCGGCTCTTGCGTCTGCTGCTGCGCCTGCTGCTGCGTGCCGTCACTCGTAGTGGTGGCGGATTGCTGCTGCGTGGTGGTCTGCTGCTGCGTCGACTGCTGCTGCTGACCGTCGGCCGTCGCCTGCGTGGTCGTCTGCGTTGTCGACTCGGTGGCCGCCTGCGCGGACGACGTGGTGGTCGTCTGCGTCGCTGCCTGGGGTGTTACTGCTGCTGCGGTCATTTCGTGTGCTGTCTCCTGGGCGCAAAAAAAACGGCCCGCCCCTCCGCTGCCGGCAGATGGGCGGGCCTGTGTGGGCGAGCTCGGGACATGACCCCCGCCTCGCCGACGTCCGACTGCGCGCGTGCGCTACGCGGCTTTCTTCATCGCTTTGCGTTGCTTGCGTGTGGACGCGACGTACTCGCGTCGTTCACGCCGGCGCTTCAAGGCTTCCGACCACATCTGGAAAAACAGATCCGGGTGCTGCTGACACCGCGCCAGGAGCTCGAGCCCCTCGCGCCGGCGGCCGAGCGCGGCATAGACCTCGGGCATCTCGCCGCGTATGTCCTGAAACACCCCGCACCGCTCGAGGCGCGCGAACACCCACGCGCGGCCCTGCTGCGTGGCAAGCTGCTCGCGATCGGCGCGCAACTGCTCGCGCGCGTCGAGCGCGGCGAGCTCGTCACCGAGCGCGAGCTCGGCCTCGTCGGCCGCGTTCTCCTGGTAGGCGGTGCCCTTCACCGCTTGAAGGCCTCGACCAGGTCGGGGTCTGACGTGAGCGTCGCGACGGCGCGGCCGCCCGCGTGCTCCATGCGCCACCGGAAGTGGATCGCTTTGTCCTCGTCCATCGGCGCGACCATGAAGCGACCGAGTGCCGGCGCGTCGAGGGCCAGCCGGCGTCGCGGCCCGCCCGTACACCACTGCTCGAGAATCACGAGGCCGGCGAACCGGCCCGTGACACTGAACGCGAGCTCGTCGCCGACGCGCGCGCTGATCTCGTGCCCGACGCCGTCCGAGTCGAACGTGTCGGTGATGGTGGTGAGGCGTGGCACTACTCGAAGCGCCCCGTCACGACGTTGAAGATGGCGTAGACCACCGTCACGGTGGCGCTGTTATTCGCGTGCCCCGCGGTGTAGGCACCAGCCCCGTAGTCGTCGCGCAGCTTGACCCCGGAGCCGAGCGCGCCATCCACGAGCACGGCGATCGACGACGTCAAGAGGTCGAGGACGCTGCCGGCGCCGTTGCCCCCTGGCGCCCCGCCGACCCACGCAAACCCCGCGCTCGTCGCGCCCAGGCAACTGGCGACCGGCACGAGCGAGCTCGCGCCCTGGCCGCCATTGCTGTAGTTGAGGCCCCAGGTGGCGCCGGTCACGTTGGTGTAGGCACCGCCGCTGGGATCGATCGCGACGCCCATGCCGAGCGGGACGACGACGCGCGTCGGTCCTGCGGCCGCGACCACCTCGAGTGCCGCTCCCGGCAACGCTTTGATCTCGTCGTTGGTGAGAACGCGTGTCACCTGATAGAACGGCACGACCGCGCGGCCGGCGCTCGACGTCGGCGTGCGCTGCACGTCGAGCGTGGTGACGACGGTGCCGCTGGTGTACGCGCTGCACCGCAGACGGAAGCGCGCCTGGCCGGCGTTGCCCCGTGGTTCCACCGCGAGCGAGCTCGACGCCGCCGCGCTCAGGGTCACCACGGTCACCCAGGTGCCCTGCACGAACTCCTCAAGGACCACCGTCGCGACGAACGTGCCGCTCAGGCTGTAGCCGAGCGTGTCGCCGCGCTTGGCCGCGAGCTCAGGTCCGTTGCCGACGGCGGTGAATGACTTAGTGGATGAACTCATCGATCGTTATTTCCTTGCGTGTGAGCGGTGACGGCAGCGAGCCGACCCAGAGCGCGCAATCCGTCATGCGACCTCGGGGTAGTCCTGCTCCTGCTGCGCCATCGCGGCATCGAGCGCGGTGCGGCCGTTGCGAAGCGGCGTGTTCGCCATCGCCTGCATCGCCTGGCCGCTGGTCTTGGCTGTCTCGGCTTGCTGCGCCGCGGCCGCCGCCTGGCTCTCGGCCTCGCGGAGCTCGTCGGCCTCGTCGTCGGGACGAATGACGCGCGGTGGGACGCCGAGCATCTGCCCGTACTCGTCCATCGCCTCCATGGCGTTGACCTTGTGCCTGACGTCGGGGAAGACTTCGGCGAGCGCGACGGCCGACTGCATGAAGCGGTCGAGGCCGGCGACGCCGGTCAGCTTCTGCGCCTGCGCCATCACGGAGAGGTATTCGACGCGGAGCTCGGTGCCCTCGAGCTCGGGCGGCGCTTTCGGAATCAGGCCGGCATCGAGCATCGACGCGAACGTGCGGTCGATGAGCGGATCGAGGAGCTCGTCGTTCAATCGCTCGAGCACGGGGCCGAGCGCG